TCATGGCCGCCCAGCAGGTAGCCTCGCTGCCTTACCAGCCGTATAGCGGGCCGCGCGTTGCGGCGTTCCGTCCGGTTGAGCAGCAGGCCTTTGACATTACGCAGCAGGCCGTGGCCAACCGCGTGGGTTCGCAGCAGCTTGGCGCCGCTACGCAGGCCGCGCAGCAAGCGGCAGCTTTCGGGCCGGAACAGTTCCAGCAGAACGTCGCCGGCTTCATGTCGCCGTTCCAGCAGAACGTGATCGACACCACGATGGAGCGCCTTGAGCGCGCCCGCGCTCGCCGCGAGGCCGACACCCGCGCGCAACTTGCCGCGTCGCGTGCGTTCGGCAACACCCGCCGCGGTGTGCTTGAAGCACAGTTGGCCAGCGCCGAAGACCGGAACACGGCCGAGACGCTGGCGAACCTGTATCAGCAGGGCTTCACTCAGGCCGCCGGTCTGGCGCAGGCTCTGCCGGGTATGCGCCTTAGCGCGGCCGGGCAGCTTGCGGCTTTGGCCCCGCAGGCGCTGGCACAAGAGCAGGCGTTCGCGGGTATGCTTGGCGGGGTTGGCCAGCAGCAGCGGCAGATGGCGCAGCAGAACCTCGACCTCGCCTACCGCGACTTCCTCGAACAGCGCGGCTATCCGGTCGAGCAACTTCGTATTTTTCAGTCGGGCTTGTCGGGCTTGCCGGCCGTCACTTCGGCGCAGACAACTTCGCAGCAGCCGGGCGACGGTTTCCTCGGCACGGCCGGCAATGTTCTCGGTATCTTGGGCGGACTCAAGAACCTCGGCATTAAGTTCTAAGGGGTAGAAAAATGGCAATCAATCCCATGATGCTGCCGCAGATCATTGCGATGGGCGGGCCGCAGCCGCAGATGCAGATGCCCACCGTGGCGCCGAAGGGGCCGGACAGTCTGGCCGAGATGACGCGCCTTCTTAGCGGCGATCTCAGTGGTTCGCTCACGAGCGGCGATAAGCTCCTCGCCCTGAGCGGCCTTCTTCGCTCTGCAACCCGCAGCGGACGACGCGCGGGACTTACGCCGCAGCAAGTGATTAGCGACCTTCAGCGGCAGAAAGTCGGCGAAGTGCAGAACCGTCTGGCCATCGAGCAGCTTCGCATGGCGGAGACGCAGCGTCGTCAGCAGATCGCGGATACAGTTGAGTACGCAAAGACTTTGCCAGCATCCAAACAAAAAGCGTTTCTCGCTTTACCCGTTGAGAAAAGGGTAGAGCGTATGGAGACCGAAGAGTTCCGCCAGCGTCAGTGGGTCGGAACCTTTGTCGATGACCAAGGCCGGACGCTTAACCGCTTCCTCGACGGAACGACCGAAGTTGCAGAGTATAAGCTGCCGCCCGAAACCATTATCGAGACCTACGACGTTAACGGCGATGGGGTCAACGAGCGCGTTGTGCTGGACAAGATTACCAAACTTCCTATGCGGAAGGCTGATGGGGCGACTATGTTCTATCCGCTCGGTATGTCGCCCGCTGAAATCGCCGCCGACATAGACCGCGACTTGTCCCGCGCGGTTACAATCCGCGGGCAGAATATAAGCGCCGCGGGGGGTGGTGGCGGTGGCGGGCGTAAGCGCAACGCGCCCGCGGAAATCTATGACACATCCGGAAATCGGGTCCTCGCCGAGTTTGACCCCGATTCGCGGCAGTATTATGTCCACGGCACGAATACCGTAGTACAGCGCGGCGTCACCCCGGCTACGGGCTTAGACCGGCTACTCCAAGTCGGAGAAAAGCGCGGCCCTCTTTTCACCCCCGGTGGTAGGTAAAGTTTTGGATGGCCACTAACCCTGACACTTTGCTGCCCGCCCCGCAGGACACTGCGGCGCTCGGCCGCGAGGCGCTTCGCGCCTACTTCCTTCAGAACAAAGGGAAGGCCACGCTTAAGGGCGCGAAAGCTGTTGGGGCGCAGTTCGGTCTCACGGTGTCGGACTCTGCACAAGCCGCAGTTGATTGGGTTAACCGCAAAGACACCGACGTTAATTTGCTTCCGATCTTCACCAAGTCGGATGTCTTGGCCGAGCCGGGCGAGGCCGCGCGTGTGGACATAACACCTCCGGCCGCGCCGGAAGGAACGATGTTCGAAGGCGTGCCGTTGCTTGAAGGCGTGTACACGTCGGAAGTTCTCGGCCAAGGATTGCTCGACGCCACCATTGCTACAGGGAAGGGCGCGGCCAAGGCGGCTACCGGCGTCTACGATCTGTTGAACCTTGCGTCGGGCGGGGTGCAGCAAGGCGTAAACTATCTCTTGACGCAAGCGGGCGCGCTAGGCGCGGAAGCGTTAGGGATCGACCCGGCCTCTATTGAACAATCCGGCCAAGCCTACCGCGAGCGTATCTCGCAGACTACGGACTTGATGAGTCCTCGCGCCGCAATTGATCGGTTGGTTGCTACGCCGCAAGGATACGAGAACCTAGAGTTTGGGGCGGAATTGCTTGCGGGCCTCGCTACTCCAATTGTCCCATTTGCCCCGAAAGTTCGTCCGCCTATTCGCGCTCCGCGGCCCGGTCTTCGCACGCCAGCCCAAGCGGCAGCCGCGGCAGCGCCGTCTCCTGTGCCGGAAGCCCCGCGGCTTACGGAAGGTGAGATCGACACTGCTATTGCCGGTATGGCCGCGCGCGGAGAGACCGAGCCTGTTGGCACAATTGATGCGACCAAGAAAGTCTCGTCCTTCGCCAAGGACTACGTGCAGGAGGCTGGCCTTACGTGGGGTGGCAAGGAGTCCGGCGTGCCGTTCTCCGAGTTCTTCCGACTGCACTATAACGCTGGCACGCTCTCGCCGGATAAAGTCGAATCCCTCTATCAAAAGTACGGGATCAATACTCTCGCCGATTTCGAAGAACTTGTTACCGGCAGCGTCGGCACTGTCAGCAAAGCTGGTAAAACGCTGCGCGAGTGGCGCGTTACGTCTGCCCCGATCCCCCGCGCTGCGGCCAACGAGGCAGGGCGTTTGGCGAAAGAACTTCCCGGCGCCAACCAAACTCTTTGGGAGCGCATGGGCGGCGTCACCCGCGCCGGGCTTATCGCGGAAATCGCCAAGACGACGCGCGACCTTATGTCGGGCGCTGTGCAATTGCCGATTGATGCGGTCGCCAACACGGTAGATAATCTTCTTGTGTCCGCGCTTAACCCGATGCGCCGAGCGCAAGGGTTCGACACCCGCAACGTAGACTTCGGCGATGCGTTTGTTCTTGTAGGCCAAGCCCTCAAGCCTTCCCGCCGGATGCAGGGCAAGAATGTCTTTGAGCAGTTGCGCACCAACGCGCCCGATCTCAATAAGAGAGTTCTCGACCTCTATAACTCTGACGTGCCGAAACCCGGTGCGGTTAACGATGCTTTCTCCAAAGTTGAGAAGGCGGTCGATGTGTTCAACTTCGCCAACCGTTTCACCGATTCGTTCATGCGCCGCGTTGCGTTCCCCGCGTTCTTGCGGCGTGAAGCCAACCGCGCCGGCTTCAACTACGACGAGTTGGTGGCGCAGAACAACATAACGCAACTTCCGACAGAAATCCTTGAGAAAGCCATCGACGACACGCTTGGCTTCGTATTCGCCAAGAAGCCGGGCGCGGGCGGCGAACTGTTCTTGGGTAAAGGTTCGGAGATGCTTATCCGCGGTATTGAGAAAGTCGGCGGGCCGGTTGGTACGGCCACGATTGGCTTTCCGCGCTTCATCGCTAACGCTTGGAATTACACGTATCGCTTCAGCCCCGCGGGCCTTACCCGCATCTTCACGGAAAAGGGACTGAAGAATTTCGACAAGGGCGACACGCGGGCCATCTCCGAAGCGTTGACCGGTACGGCCATGCTTTACACGGCGTTGCAGTTCCAGAACAGCGACTACGCCGGCAGCAAGTGGTACATGGCGCGCGACCCCGAAACGGGCAAAGAAACCGATCTGCGCCCGATCTTCCCGCTCGCTCCGTATCTGTTCTTTGGAGACTTGCTCAAGCGCGCTCCGGTAGAGTTTGGCGGGGACGGAACTTTCGACAAGGCATACACAGCCAAGGATATTATCCAAGGTCTGACCGGGGCGCAGTTCCGTGCGGGCGCTTCGGAATATGTCGTTGAAAGCGCGATGGACGACATCGTCGAAATCGCTAAGGGCGGAGAAGAAGCCGGGCAAAAACTAATGGACACCATTGGTAAGGCACTCGGCAGCTTCCTTGGCGGGCTGGTGCCGATGGGCGGAACCGTGTCCGACATAGTCGCGCAGATTGATCCGGAGCAGCGGGTGCAGCGCGATACCGCTTTTGCTCCGTTCTTGGGGCCGGCGCTGCGCGAAATCCCTTACGCCCAAAGCGAACTCCTCGAACTTCCGGAAAGCCAGTACGTCACTCGCGCCGGCCCGATGACGCGAGAAGACCCGATTGTGCGCCAAATCATGGGTCTTGCAATCAAACCGGCCCCGACAGAACTTGAACTGGAACTCAATCGTCTTGGCATCCAACCGTTCCGTCTTTACACAAAGACGAAGGTGCCGGAGATTGATAGCCGCATGATGGATTTGATGGGCCAGATCGCCGACAACTACGCCGGAAACTTGCTCACCAATCCGGATTACATGACCGCCGATAAGCTCACGCGTACCGATCTTATGGAGGACTTCTATAAGAATGTGCGTGCGGCTGCGCGGGAAGTTCTGGACTCCGAGACGCCGGCCTACTCCGCTATTCGCGAGTACCAAGGTCTGGATCGCGAAGGCAAACTTGTTTTGGATGCGCAACTTAAGGAGCAGACCGGAAAGACGGCCATGCCGCTTTTCAAGCAACTTCTTATGGCGCCGCTTGTCAACAGCCAAGAAGAAGTAGATGCTCTTCCTGCCGGCGCTAAGTACACCGACCCCGGCGACTACAAAGTCTACACAAAGAAGTAACCAATGGCACGCACTGTAGTAGGAAAAACTTGGAGGCCGGAACCCAAGGCCAAGCGCCGGCACAAACCCAAGGCCCTTCGGCATCGTAAGAAGCTGGGGCCGAAGAGCGACATGAGGGTACGGTAGTGCGAACGCTGGCAGTTGTGCGCCCGGATGGTTTGAGAACTTGCGCCAAGTGCGGCGGGGCTTACCCGCCAATCTCCGACTATTTCTTTCGCCATTCGCAGCGATCAGATGGGTGGCATTCTTGGTGCAAGCCGTGCTGCAAAGCAGGGAACATTGCGTCAAGACAAAAAGCCCAATCAACGGTGGAGGGCCGCGCCAAGGCGTTGCTCCGAAATTGCCGTAATAGCGCGGACAAGCGCGGCCACATCTGCGATCTTACCGAAACAAGCTTCCGGGCGATGTGGGACGCGCAAGGTGGGTTATGCGCCTATACCGGAAGGGCGATGACATTGCGCCCGGGGGTCGAAGACACGATGTCTATTGAAAGGATAGATAGTTCGCTGGGCTATACCGAAGATAATTGTGTCTTAGTCTGCTTGGCGGTAAATAAGATGAAAAGCGATCTAGCGCCGGACATCTTTTACTCCATGTGCCGAGATGTGGTAAAATGGCTTGGCGATGAAAACGGAAACTTAGATATTGAATGGAAACCGTAATGCCTAAAAAAGGATTATACGCGGCGATTCATGCCAAAAGGAAGCGCATCGCCGCCGGGTCCGGCGAACGGATGCGCAAGCCCGGAAGTAAGGGAGCGCCGACGGCCGAGGCCTTCCGCCAATCCGCTAAGACAGCCAAGAAGAAGTAAAGGAACCTGATTATGCCGATGGTTGGTGGAAAGAAGTATAGCTACGGTCCCAAGGGTATGGCGATGGCCGAGAAGGCTGCGGCCAAGATGGGCAAGCCCATGAAGATGGCGAAGAAGAAAGCCAAGAAGAAGTGAAGAAAGACAGTCGTCTCACGCGTGCGGGTGTGGCTGGGTATAACAAACCCAAGCGCACCCCCTCGCATCCTACGAAGTCACACGTCGTGGTGGCCAAGGAAGGCGACCAAGTAAAGACGATCCGGTTCGGCCAGCAGGGCGTGAAGGGATCGCCCGAAGGTTCGGCGCGGAACAAAGCCTTCAAAGCGCGACACGCCAAGAACATCGCCAAGGGCAAGATGTCTGCGGCGTGGTGGGCTGCGAAGGAGAAGTGGTGAAGTGGTTGATATTAAATGAAAATAATCGGGTGCGATCCGGGTTCAACGGGAGCCTTCGCCATCCTCGATTTGGATAGCCGCCACCTCGTCATCATCGACATGCCGACAACTAAGGTGAAGCGCGGGCCGCGTACCGTCAATCAAGTTGACGCTGTGCGCTTGGCTCACCTCCTGCGCCCGCACGCCGATGGCGCCCACGCCATGATAGAGAAAACTTGGTCTCGGCCAGGACAAGGCGTCGCTTCTACATATGCTTTCGGCCGCGCAGCCGGCATCATCGAAGGCGTCTTGGCCGCTCTCGACATTCCCTTCTCCCTCGTCCCGCCAGCCACATGGACGAAGAAGATGCGGCTATTCGGCGGGAAGGACGGGAGCCGCACTCGCGCCATCGAACTCTTCCCCGACCAAGCCCATCTCTTCGCACGGAAAAAAGATGATGGACGTGCGGATGCTACGCTGATAGCGTGCTACGCCGCAGAGGAAGAGGCGAATGAAACATCTATTCGATTACCAGAGGGTGGGGGCAAAGTTCCTCGCCGAAAATCCCGCCGCGTTTCTGGCGGATGAGCAAGGGCTTGGCAAGACCATCCAAGTGATCGCGGCGTGTGACGCGCTCGAACTCAAGAAGGTTGTCGTGATCTGCCCGGCCATCGCCAAGATAAACTGGCGGCGCGAGTTCGAGAAGTGGGGTCGCGTCGAGCGCGATATTAAAGTCTTTTCCTACGACAAGATGACTCAGTCGAAGGAGGTGCGCAATGAAATCGCCAAGTTCGAGCCGGACGTTATCGTCCTCGATGAAGCGCACTATCTCAAGAACCGTCAAGCTAAGCGCACTAAGTATCTCTACGGTCAGTTTTGCCGTGGGGATGGTCTTGTTCGTTTCGCTGATCGTGTTTGGCTTCTTAGTGGCACTCCCTTTCCTAACGATGTCAGTGATTTCTGGACACATCTTAAGGCCATCTGGCAGTATCCTCTCAACTTTACGGACTACACTCTCTACTTTTGCAAAACGTGGTCGGGACAGTTCGGGCTGAAGGTGCTGGGCAACAAGGCCGAGAGGATGGGCGAGTTCAAGACCATCCTCAAGTCTATCATGCTCCGCCGCAAAACCGAGAGCGTGCTGAAGGAACTGCCGCCCTTGTGGTGGCAGGACTCCGTGGTCGAGGTCGATGGCTGGGACGACATGGCCCACATCGAGAACGAGCAGGAGCGGGCCGCGGTCGAACTCATCCTGCAAAGCGCCATCACGCAGAGCGACGTGGGCGACAAGTTGGGCGACATCGCGCCGCACATGGCGTCGATGCGCCGGCTCACCGCGCTGGCCAAGGCGAAGCCTATAGCGGCGCAGTTAGCGGCCGAGTTGAAGGACAACGCCTACGAGAAAGTCGTGGTGTTCGCCTACCACCGTGCGGCGCTTGAGGCGTTGCGCGAAGGGCTGGCCGAGTTCAACCCGGCCTACATTGTGGGCGGCCTTGGAAATCAGGAACGCCAAGCCGAGATCGACAGGTTCCAGAACGACGCCGAGTGCCGCGTCTTTATCGGCCAGATCACGGCCTGCTCGACAGCGATCACGCTGACGGCTGCGAACCAAGTTGTGTTTGCGGAGATGGACTGGGTGCCGGCGGTGAACGCTCAGGCTTCGAAGCGATGCCACCGCATCGGCCAGTCCAAGCCAGTAATCGTGCGGTCGTTTGCCCTAGCTAATTCGGTTGACGAAATCGTCGCACGGACACTCGGGCGGAAAGCTCAGATGATCTCCGAGGCTTTGGATTAAGGAAACCGAGGGCGGCCCAACCCGCCCCCGGCCCCTATCACTTACAGCAGATCGTCGAGGTCCGAGATGTCTGCGGTCGGCTTAGCCTCCGCAGTGAACTCGTCCGCCGCAGACAGACGCCCGTC